CTTAAAGATTTGTATTGCTAGATTGACTGCTAAAAAAGTTAATCAAGAGCAATATGGTATCTAAGTATATGTATCGATATATGAAGTTAATTAATATTAACCTTAATAATTAAAAAATCCCTATGACATCAATTGAATTAAAAGCACTTGTCAAGGAATATTTTAACCTTACCGAAGTTAAGTTTGGCGAGATCTTTGACGAGAATAAAGCATTCAAAATTGTTTTTGAAGGTGATCAACTCGAATTGGGTATGCCAGTTAAAGTAGTAACCACTGATGGCCAGGAAATGGACGCACCAGATGGTTTCCACAAACTTGAAGGAGGCATTGTTATCAAAACTGAAGGATCCAAAGTTGTAGAGCTTACAAAAGCTGATATGATGGAAGAAGAAACTGAAACACTTGACGGTGGTAAAGTACTTGAAGAAGTTGAGATGGCAGAGGTTAAAACCCCTGATGTAGTAGAGCAATTCCCTGTAATAGTACAGAGAGGTGCTGAATACGAAAAACCAATGGCCCAGCAAATGGAATCTGAAGAAGGCGTAATGACTGAAAAGTCAATCGTTGAAGCAGTAGCTAAAGCAGTAGCCGAGGAACTCGTAGACATGAAAAAAGAAATGGCAAAAATGAAGGAGAAGATGGAGAAAATGTCCGCCGAACCTGCAGCCGAAAAAACACTTCCATCAACCAAGAAATTTGGTTTGGAAGTAAACGTAATGAACCCAGTACAAGCTGATCGTTACGAAATGATGAAAAATATTATCAAAACCAAAAAATCTAAATAAACATGAGCTTAAATGTAACTGCATTAGCCGACTTTAACAACCAGGTTGCTGGTGAGTTAGTCTTGAAAATGGTTTATGGAGGTAGCACTATCGAGTACGTTACAGTACAAGAGGGTATTAAATTCCAAGAGCCAATCAATTTGTTTGAGGTAAGCTTAGTAATGAACAATAGCGCGTGTGTATCTACACCTTCTGGTTCTGCTACCTTTACTCAACGCACCATCGAGGTTTGCCCTCGTACCTCTTTCGACGCACTTTGCTTGAAAGATCTTGACAAAAAGTACCTAGGTATTTCATCTTTGGACCGTGGTTCATACAATGAGACTTGGGCACTTGCAAACGCTTACTCTGAGCTATTGGTTAACCAATTCCAGAAAGCAAACGACCAATTCCTTTGGAGACAAGTATCTGGTTCAGCTTCTACCTTTGGTGGTACTTGCGCTGTATCAGGTCTTAACGTAATCATCTCAAGTTCAACTACAGGTGTTATTCCATTGTCAGGCGCTGCTGCTTTGACTTCTACCAACGCACTTGCTCAGATGGACGCTATGATCGCTACTTCTTCTGCTGACGTTGCTGACCGTGATGACTTAACGTTCTTCATGAGTGTTACTGGTTTCCGTAACTACGTTGCTGCCTTAAGAGGTGCTAACAACTTCTATTTCGATCCTTCTTCAATCACTAACCGTGGTGGTTTGTACGAGATGGCTTATCCTTTCCAACCAAACATTAAGGTTGTTGGAACAGTAGGTCTACAAGGTTCAAATCGTGTAGTACTAGGACCAGCTAAGCAAATCGTTGTAGGTACTGACTTGTTATCCGACTTTTCAGAATTTCAACTCTGGTACGATATCAACACAGATACTTTGAGGCACCGCATTTCCACCAAACTAGGTGTAAATATTGCATACCCGGAGTTTTGGGTTTCAAATGATCTTGCCTAAATCAATCAGTTTGAGGGGGGTTGAAACATACCCCCTAAAAACACTCATTAACATAACAAAAACCAAATAATATGTCTTGTTCAATTACATCAGGATTTACTTTAGGATGCCGCGACAATGTCGGAAGTATCAAGCAAATCTACATTCTATCTGGTTCTGTTACTGGCGTCACTGACGCAAGTGAAGGATTGATTAGCGGAATTACCGGTAGTGGTAGCTTCTATACATTTGAACTATTCCGTGAGACATCAGATTACGCTGAAACCGTAACTGTAGCTCCTGAGAATGGAACAGTAGTATATGAAGGTACTGTAAACGCTGTATTCTTTAAAATGCAGACTGCTACTCGTAACCAAATTAAAGTATTAGCTCAAAATCCGAACATTAAAATGATCGTTGAAACTAATAACGTAGGTAATACCTCACAATACGTTTACGTAGGTGAAGAGTATGGCGCACAGTTATTAACTTCAGCAGGAGGAACTGGAACCTTATTTGGTGACAGAAACGGCTACACTCTAACCTTCACAAGTAGAGAACCAAATCCAGCTAGCTTTATTTCAGCCTCTAACGAGACTCAATTGTTAGCTCGTCTTTCAGGAATCACAATTTCCTAAGAATAAACAACTAAGAAGGGGTTATGCTTACGCGTAACCCCTATCTTGGTATTTACAATCCTATATGTTTCAGTTAAGTAAAGCACAAGCAGTAAATACAATAGCATTCTACCCCAATGAATTAACTACGGGTAGTGTTGTGATTTTAGAATTTACTCAATCATATAGTAACACTGTTACGGGTAGTTTTAGTGCTAGTGTAATTTCAAATCCTATCAATACTCCTTGGATTGTTGCTCAATTTAGCGGTTCATTACTTCCAAGTGCTTCAGGTCAATATGATTTTAGAATCTTTGATATTGCTTATACAGGTACACCGATTTGGAATTTAACAAACACACAGTGGCAATTAAATAATGAAACTTGGGATTATCCTGGTGTGCTAGTAGCTGGCGATCTAATATCAACTGATAGAGCAATTATATCAGGAAGCGACGTTACACCTATCACCGAGTATTTATCACCGAACGAGAATGCACGTTACAAAGTCTATCTAGGATAATATGGAAAAACAATTTAAATTTCAGACACTAAATAAGGTAGAATCCGACCGACAATTCCCTACAGAGAAATCTATGAAGGGATTTGTTCAATATGGTATCTACAACGATTTTCCAGAATATCTTATTTACTTGTTTAATAATTCAGCTATCAACAATACAGCAATTCACGCAACAGTGGACGCTATTGTTGGTGAGGGTTTGGTTTGCGACCAAACTAATTTGCTAGATGAGGCAAACAGCGAAGGAGAAAGCTGGAATGATATATTCAAAAAGATATCCCTTGATTACAAATTATATGGTGGTTTCACTCTTGAGGTAATATGGTCAAAAGACCGTTCAAGAATCGCTGAAATTTACCATATTGATTTTTCGTGGCTACGCGCTAAGGAAAAAAATGAGCGCGGTAAAATACCAGGATATTACATCAGCGATGAATGGGCTGAAAAATATAGATTTGGTGGAACTGGTGGATTATATAACAGTGCTGCCTCAACAGGTATGTTACCTGATTTACCATTTTTACCAGTATTTAATCCTAAAAAGAAAAACGAGGAACCAAAACAATTATTTGTTTATAATCCTTATCGTCCTGGTCAACGTTACTATCCACTTCCAGATTATGTAGGTGCACTACGAGTAATCGATTTAGACTCAGAGGTAGATAATTTTCATATCTCAAACATAAAGAATGGTTTAGCACCATCTTTAGCAATCACTACTTTCACTAACGCTGATCCAGATCAACGTAATGAAATTGAATCAATGTTGCGTTTGCAATATCAGGGTTCAGGAAACGCAGGACAATTAATGTATATGGATGTTGATTCTCCAGAAAATGCTCCTGTAATTACCCCCATCAATGGTAATGGTTCAGACGACTATTACATTGCCATTAACGATATGGTAAGAGAAAAAATATTAACAGCACACAGAATTACCTCACCAGAGATTTTTGGTATTATGACTCCAGGTAAATTAGGAGGTAAAGACGAGGTAACAGATGCTTATTTATTGTTTTTAAACACCGTAATTCGTCCTTATCAACAAATACTATTGTCTGAAATAGAGAATTTCCTACATCTAATGTATCCTACCGCTGGTGAATTTTCAGTTGGTGTTCAACAATTAAGACTATTTAGCGATGGTGAAACAGAAGTTGACGTAATAACCTCAGTAGAATCAGAAGCAGGTGAAGATAAAGTACTTGAAGCAGAAATTGAGGCAACAGACCAACAAGCGGAAAACGAAGCAACAGCAATAATTTAATAAAATGACTACAACTCTAATTATATCAGAAGAAAAGTTACGTGAATTTACTGACATCAATGATAACTTAGATTCTAAGTTGTTAATGAATGCTGTTCGTGAAGCACAAGACATTTATCTCCAACGCCTAACGGGCACTTCACTCTATGAAAGAATATTAGCCGATATTGTTGCTAATACTTTAACCGGAGAATACAAAAAATTAGTTGATGATTTCGTTCAACCATTTTTAATTTATGCTTCTTATTGGGAATCATTAGATGCAATCTATATGCGTCCTAGAAACAATGGTTTATTAATCCCTACTGGTGGAGAAAATAGCGTAAATGCTGATAGAAGTATGTACGATGCTAAACGACAGGCTGTAAACAATAAAATGCAGTACTATAGTGATCGTTTAACAAACTATTTAATTCAAGAGGAAGGAGCATTCCCTGAATTAAACAATAATGGACCATATTGGAAACAATCACCTGACTTTGGTCCAGGCTACAAATCACCAGTCGTATTTAACAGAACAACAAGAGCATATCACCTATCAGGAGCATTGGCTGCCGGATTAAGATTAGGTGATTCACGCTATCCTTATATGATTTATGGTAGTGATGTTTTTTATCGTGGACCTAGACCTTGCTAATATAAAATAATATGGGACAAAATTTAACAGGACAAACAATTGCCTCAACATATGAGGATTTAGTACAAATCTCAGGTAGTATTTTAACCGATGGTTTAGGTAATAATATAAATAACCTTACAATTACCTCATCATTTGCTACTACAGCAAGTTATGCTGCGAATGCTGCAGGAGTTCCTAATGCTTTATTTACCGCGTCTTTTAGCAATCCAAATTTAGTATTCACTAAAGGCGATGCCTCAACATTTAACGTTAATTTATCCGCGTTAGCTAACGGAACTTCCGGCACATCAGGTATAAGTGGTACAAACGGTTCTTCAGGTACAGCAGGTTCGTCCGGTACTTCAGGTGTAGTATTATCATTAGCAGCAAAAAATATTGAAATTTCAGGTAGTGATTTTATTTATGCTTATTTAGGTGGTAATTATGGAATTTCAAGCTCATATGCTGATATAACATTTACTCAACCATTTGCCTCAACAGATTATAGTATCGATTTTCAATATAATGTGGACCCAGGAACTGATTTAGAATATGATTTATCTACTGCTGGAGCTACTAGTATAGTATTTACAAATAAAACTGCAAGTGGTTTTAGATTGTGGTTTGCAGGATCAAATGTACCATCTATATACCCTAACCTAAAAGGATACGTTCAAGCAATCGCATTAGGAGAAAATTCACAAGACGGAACTAGCGGTACTTCAGGATTAACTGGTACTTCAGGTACAAGCGGACAAGACGGAACATTTTTTGGTTCTTCAGGAACTAGTGGTTCCTCAGGTTCAAGTGGTACTTCTGGTATAAATGGTTCATCTGGTACTTCAGGTATAAATGGTTCTTCAGGTACTTCAGGTGTAGTATTAGCTTTAGCTGCTCGTAACCTTTTCTATACAGGAAGTGATTTTGTTTATGATTTTTCTACTTCAGGTAATTCTTCAGGTTCGTATGTTGATGTGTCATTTGCTTTACCTTTTGCTTCTACTGATTATAGTATAGATGTACAATACAATACTAGACCATTTATTTCTTCAGGTCGTTGGTATGACTTAACAGGACAACACGATTTTATATTTGAAAATAAAACCGCAAGTGGTTTTACATTATGGATTTTGGGAATTGACATTCCTACAGCTCGTCCAAGTGCTCAAGTTTATGTTCAAGCTATTTCTTTAGGAGAAAATTCACAAGACGGAACTAGTGGTACTTCTGGTTTTACAGGAACTTCTGGTACAAGTGGTCAAGATGGTACATTCTTTGGTTCATCCGGAACTAGCGGAAGCTCAGGTTCAAGCGGAACTTCAGGCTCAAACGGAACTTCAGGTACAAACGGCTCATCTGGTACTTCTGGTACATCAGGTTCTTCTGGTACTTCAGGTGCAGTAGGTGCAACCGGTACTTCTGGTACAAGTGGTCAAGATGGAACTAATTTTGGAACTTCTGGTACTTCAGGAATTAATGGCTCAAGTGGTACTTCAGGTGTTTCGCTTACAGGAACTATAGATGTTGAATACACAGGTAGTTCTTTAGGAGCATTTGGTACAATTAATTTTACAGGCTCAGGCGTTGTAGTAACAGATGTATCAGGAACAGCCTCAATTAACATTACTGGTGGAGGTGGAGGTGCAGGATTCCCATATACTGGATCAGCTGAAATTACAGGTTCATTAATTCTAACAGGTTCATTCTCTCAAAATCAAGGAGATATAACATTTACACAAATTTCTGCTTCGCAAAATTATGCAAGCGATGCTGCGGCAGCTTCTGCAGGTGTACCTCTAGGAGGATTATACAGAAACGGTAATTTCATAATGATTAGAATACAGTAATATGTCTACACAATTCACAGGAAGTTTAAATATAACAGGATCTTTATTATTGAACAGTACTGCTGTAACCGCTAGTAAAAGCGGTACAGTAAATACTGGTTCAATTATGATTACAGGTTCTGTAAGTAGTAGTGTATTTACCTTTGAAAAAGGTGATGGTACTACTTT